CGACCAGTAGCGTCAACAAGGTCAACGACGGTCTTGCTGCCCTCCGCGCCAGTGACGTGGACAGGCCGCATCAGCTGCACGTCGGCTGTGTCGCCGGAATACAAGACCTCATCAGTCGCTACGGGTATGTCGGTGAGCCCACCGTTGTCAACGGTCTTGTTGTCAGCCACGGTATCTCCTGGGGTGGTATCCCCTATACATACGCCATTGGATTGGGCGTTGGCGCCGAAGCGCCTAGTGCTACATCCGAGCGAGCATTGCCCGCCCGAGAATGTCTACGTCGTCTCCTGTACACACCTGGCCGCTCGGGTAGAAGATCCACAGGCGGTCAACGTGGCCATCGCGTCGCTTCTTGCCGATACCGTAGGCGACGACCTGCTCCGGGCCCCGAGCGAAGTGGCGTGCCAAGTAGTACGGCTGCTCGCCGTCCAGCACGACCAGGCTGAAGGCAATCCCGCCGCCCTTCGACGCCAGGTGCCAGGTCGACTCGCCGCGGAGCAGATCCTTGTGTGTCTGAAGCCAGCCGCGCTCGTCGAGATCTATCACGGCGAGCTTGTCATCGCGGGCGATGAGCAGGTGGAACGGGTTATCGCCCGCCCACCCATTGTCGTTCACCATCCGAGCAGGCCCCGCGCCTCAGCCGCACTCAGTGTCGGCAAGCCGAAGCGCTCGTTGGTCACGCGCCGCTCATCTTCCAGTTCGCCTGAACGCAGGGCGATCTCCTGAAGGTAGTGCTTGTGGCCGATAGCGAACTCACCGATGTGGCCGATCTCGATGCGCGTGTCGACGAAGATACGCACGCCCTTCGCCTTGGCGTCGGCGCAGAAGCGCAGGTCCTCGCCCATGCGACCCGTCCAGTGGAAGAAGGCGGGCGGTCCGGCCATATGCTGGCGGACCTCGAGCGGCGGCATCTCGGCCTCGGCAACCGCTTCGATGGCCGCCTTCGAGATCAGGGTGAAGGCCATCCCCGTCGCGTCCACCTCCACGATGTCGGTCGCCCACTTCTCGAGGAAGTTGTAGGGGCCGTCGTTGGGCAGCTCCCTCACGTACAGCGTCGGGTTATGGGGCGGCGTGCGGCGGAAGCACAGCCCACCAACGATGAGGGGCTCGGTGAACTGCTCGGCCAGTTCGGTGTAGGTGTCAACCAGGCGCCCAACGGCATCCGGCTGCCACACCATGTCGTCGTCGACGAACAGGAGGAACTCGCCGCGCATTCGCTGGATGGCTTCATTCCGTTGGAGCGGCAGGATGTTGCCCTGGATGATGAGCCGGTCCATCGAGTGTTCAGACCCGACGAAGCTCCAGTCAGTCTGGAGCAGGGAGGTAACCGTTGCCGAGTTGAGGTGGTCGCGGACCGGCAGGGCGATTGTACCCAGCGGTTCCTTGGGTGATCTGGCGCTCGTCAGCTCGAGCGTGGCCAGGGGAACTGTCATGGTCCTCCTATGTCCTGCGTCACACGTAGCCCCCTTCGAGCACCGACTCGACGAGCCGATGCTGAACATCGTCGAGCACCCTGCGCAACCCCTCTCGGATGCGCACCTGCGGTTCGCCGTAGCGGTGCTGTCGGTCGATGTCCGCCCAGCGGTGCTTGACGCCTTCGGGCTTGCTTTCGTCGGTCTGGATCTCGGGCTCGTAGCCGACCAGGTCGGCGAGCAATCGAGCGATGGCGCGGAAGGTCATCGCGCGGCCTGAGCCCAGGTTCAGCGAGTTGTAGCCCTTCAGCGAATGCTCGAGGCGCGCGCGCGTGAGTGCCACGATGTCGTCAACGTGGATGAAGTCTCGGCCCTGTTCGCCGCTCCCCCAGATCACCAGCGGGTTCTCGTGGCGGAGCGCTCGGGCGGCGATAGACGGAACCGGATAGTCGAATGACTGCCCTTCGCCGTACCCCGAGAAGGGCCTGATGCACAGGGAGTCGAGACCGTAGGTTTCGGCTTTCCACGCCAGCATCTCCCCTGCGAGCTTGGTGAACCCGTACATCTCATCGGGCGCGAGCCAGTTCGGGTTCTCGGGATGGAACATGCCCTCCTGGAGCGCGCCCGCGTCACCACGCGCTTGGAGAGCGTACCCGTAGACAGCGCTCGAGGACGGGTAGACCACTCGCCTGGCGTTCTTGGTCGCCCAACGGAAGAACGCTGAGTCGAGCGCCAGCGAGTGCGCGTTGAAGAGCGGGTCGCCCTCGATCTTGACCCGGCCACCGACTGGCGCGGCAAAGTGGTAGGCCAGATCGAACTGGCCGATCCCTTCTCCCCACCGACTCCAACTCTTGTGCAGGAACTCGATCGCGTCGTCGATCTCCGTGACGTCCATGACGTCGGACGGAACGTCGAGTGGCGACGAGGCCGACATATCGTCCACACCGATGACCTGGTCGCCATCGGCAAGGTGAGCGCGGACGAAGTGTCGGCCCAGGAACCCGGCCGACCCGGTGACCAGGACGCGCAACTTACGCGGGCTCGACGACGGTCACCGCGAGGGTACCGACCTCGGTGTCAGGTGCCCCCTCTGCGTCTAGCTGGTAGACGCGGATAGTGGCGCTTCCCGCCTCCGGGAAGATGTAGCCGTCCCACTCGTGATCGCCCTCGGCGGACGGCGAGAAGGCGTGCGACCAGCCATCGTCGCGGGCAGCCTGCGGGCCATCGGCGAAGATGCGGAACACGTTCTGCGTCGTCGCAGATGGGTCAGCCTCGGTCGGTGCAGCGGTCCACGGGTCAAGCCCCGCGACCTCGATGTGGACGGCCGTCAACGCCACAATCGGGTCGTCGACGTCGTCGCTCGTGCGACAGGTGATCTCGACTGCCATGTATTCCTCCTAGCGTGTAGCTATTGTCGCCGGGGCGAGAACCACTCGGCGTACCTTCCTGACGTCCGACGCGAACCGGCCGCTCGCCCGCCAGGACTCGAATGCTGCTCGGTCGTGCGAGTACATCTCCTCGCTGTTGACCCGCTTGTAGCCCTCGTCCCACTCAGCCTTCTTGTCGGGATGGGCGGGGTGCATGTGCTCAATGTACAGATCGGACAGGTAGTGGAGCACTCCTGCGCCCTCCGCGACCGACCGCCAGGCGTTATCGACGTAGAGGTGACGGCAGTCTGGGAGCGCGAAGTACCCAAGGGCCTCCACGATCTCCCGTGAGATGAAGATCTGCGTCGGGATCTCGCCCTTCTGCCAGAACCCGTCGTAGCCGTAGGCATAGCCAGGGCGCTTCAGCGCCTGCTGGATCTTCCCGTCCCAGTGCAGCGTGCGAAAGCGATGATCATCGCCGACGAAGCCCAGGATGGTGACATCGGGCCGCTCGTTGATCACGTAACTGGCCGCAGCGTTGAGAGCGTTCACCATCCCGCCCTCGTGGATCGGGAAGTAGGTGTCATACAGCGGCGCGGCGTGGTTGACGTAGTCGTCCGCCTCGGGATCGTCGCTATCGAGGACGGCCAGGATCTGGGTGTCGCCCAGGGACCTGGTCTTCACGACCGTGCTCGCCACCTCGCGCATCGCCTGCGGACGCCCACGGGTTGGGCATAGAACAAGGATCACCTTCGACTCCCGTGGCCCATGACCATCGTGTTGTAGGAGCCCATCGGGAACAGCACGCGCTCCCAGATGTGGAAGTTGTAGCGCCCGAACCACTGCGCCCAATCCTCGAGTGAATACGACCAGGAGTGGCCGTGCTCGTAGGGCGGGTCGGGCTCGTCGATCGGGTGGCCGATGAGCGCCCACCGCGCATGGGGCATCCACGCATCGGTGATAGCCAGCGGATCGGCGACGTGCTCGAGGAACTCGGTCATCACCAGTAGATCGCAGTCGACGGGCGTGAGATCCTCTACCGGCGAGAGCAGGAAGGTCATGCCTGGCCAGCGTTCGGCACACTTGATCGCGGCGATCGGCACGAAGTCAACGCCAATGACCTCGACGCCCTTGGTGTCGATTGACCCCCGCGGGATCTCATAGCGACGGCCCATCGAATACGGGCCGGTCACATCGCCCGCCCCGCAGCCCAGCTCAACGATCCGCAGCGGGCGATGGGTCAGGTCCTTGACCAGCATCTTCTCGATGAAGAACCGAGCCAGGTCAATCCTGCCGGGCTGGCCCTGATCGAACTCTGGTGCGTCGTTGCGGCCCCGGTGATACTCGGTCTGGAACTCCCTGGTGCGTCCACCGTGCAGCGCCCTCACTTCGTCTCCCAGGGCTTGTCCAGGCCGAACGCCTTCTGCGCCTGCGACCACCACGGGAACGCCCTGACGTAATCCCAGCCCTTGACCGTCGCGGTGCCCTCACAGGCGCTGCGGATCATCATCTTGTTGTGCGCCGTCCAGCCCGCGTTGCCTTTGCCCTTCTCGAGGTAGCGCAGATAGTCCTGGACCAACTCATCGAGGGTGCGATCGTGGCGAATGTGGCCGGTCTGCCACAGGATGCCGTCCTCAATGGGTGGTCGAGAGTGGAGCAGCGGCGGCCACCCGGCCGCGGCATGGAACAGCCGCAGGTGGGCGTGTTGCTCCTCGTACTCGACGCCGTCGACCGAACTGCGGAACGGGAGCCAGACGCCCCTTGTATGGGCGACGTTCTCGGCATACCAGGTCGCGTTCGAGAGGCTGTCGAGCAAATCGTCGGATGGCCACTCATCGGCGTCAACCTTGACCACCCAGGGCTCAGCCACGCGCGGTAGGAGCTTGGGGCCAAAGGTCGCATCGCCGAACCCGTGGTGCTTGTCCTCGACGACGTCGTCGGCCCATCGTTCGGCGTGCAGCAGGGTGTCGTCGTCCGACTGCTGCACGCCGACGATCAGGTGCGCGAAGTAGGGCCGCACCCGAGCGAGCAACCGACCCAGTCGCCCACTCTCGTTCCAAGCAACGACGCAGAACGCGATGTGGGTGTAGGGCGGTCGGTTCGGATACGGGATCTGCGAAAGCGCCACGACCTCGTCAATCGAGGGCGCTGGGCGGGGGTTGTCCACGGTCCCTCCTGCGGTGAGGCTACCAACTCTGGATGGGCGTTGCACGCCCTACGCGCAGGTCAGCGACGAAACCCGCCGAGGACGAGGACGAGGATGATCACGATCACGACGACGACGAGCAGCTCGGTGGCGCCCACTCTAGGACCTCCCTTCAGCCACAACTCGTTGTCGTGCCACAGTTAGGGCAGGTGTGGCACGTTCCTGTACGCATGGTCGGCGAACCGCATAGCCAGCATCGCGGTACGTCAGGCTGCTTGATCACGACCTTCTTCTGCTCCATCGGCCTAGGTTTCGTCCCACGAGTACGAGATCGTCTCCTGGGTGATCGGGCCAGGACCGCGGTCAGCGTCGATCTCGAGCTGGAACACGGCGTACTTCGTCGTCGCGTTCGTCGCGGTGTAGCTGTCGCTGTCCCACGTGGCCTTGTTCCCAGCCGTGTAATCGGTGAAGGCGGCGTTGGCGGCGACCGAGTTGCCGGTCGTCGGCGTTGCGCCCGTGACGTAGCCCGCCGTGAAGAAGAGCGACGCCGATGCGTCGATGGCACCGTCGCCCCAGATCTGGAAGTTGGTCACGGCGTTGGCCGGGGCCGCATCGACCTTGAGCTTCAGCCACTTCTCGTAGCTGCGCGTGCCCGCGACGATCGGGTTCGCCTGCCGGTTGGCGAGCGAGTTCGTCGCGTTGTCCGCGCTGATCATGTCCACGCCGGTCACGGCGCCCGACTCGGTCGCGGCTCCCGCTGCGGTGTATACCCGTAGTGTGATGGTTGCTGCCACTTAGACCTCCTGGACCGACGCGATCAGTTCCGACTGGGCTGCCGCGGCTTCGCCGCTTGAGCTGCCGTTGCCGTCCGCCGCTCCGCTGTCCTGCTGCGATACTTCCCGTGCGTTCGGGATGTCGTCGAGGGTGACGACGCCGCGTGGCGTATTCGCCATCAGCGTCGCGTACATGCCACCGAGAGGCTCGCGACCGTCCTCTCGACGGGCTTCGTCGATCGTCTTCCAGGGCATCCCGGCCAGCGCCAGCTTGTTGATCTGCGCGCGGCTCAGGCTCTCCTTCAGGTTCAGTCGCGTGAACCGGAAGGCGAGGTTGCTTTCGGGGCCTCCAAACTCGTCACCCCACACGATCTCGCGGGTGAGTGACGAGGCGACGAGCCCTAGGAGGGGCCGCACCCCGCGGTCCTCTGAGTTCTCCTGCTGGGTCTCAGACGTCGAGCGGTTGACGTCGAACGTGACGCCGAGATCCTGCGGGGTGAGACCGAAGACGCCAGCGATCTTACGGACCAGATAGATCTGCCACTCAAGGAACTGCATGTCCCGGTTCGAGCCCTTGAAGGGGACGAACTTGGCTCCCTTGGAGCCGCCGATGAAGGCCATCGCGCCCTGGCCCGCGACCTCTGCGTTCCAGTACGCCTTGAACGCGTCCACCTGCTCGGGCCGGACGCCCTCACCAAGATCCATCATGCCGTCTGGCGCGGCACGCTCGACCTGGCGCTTGTTGTAGTTCATGCCCGACAGCTCGGCGTCGACGGCAACCTTGAGCGTCTCGAGCGGTGACAGGCCGACCGGGATATAGGTCCGCACGTTCTGCATCAGGTACACGAAGTCCCTGTTGAGCCAGGCCGCGCGCTGCTGGTGATCGGGGAACCAGTAGTAGCGTTCCTCGTCTGGGTCGCCGTCCCAGAAGCGATTGACCTTGACCGTGCCGCCATCCACCGGCCACAGCTCGACCGTTTCGTCAACCAGGCTGCGTACTTTCTCGATCGCACCGGCATCGAGCACCAGGATGTCCTCGACGACCTGCTCAATGAACGTGCGGAAGTCGCCATCCTTGGGGTTTGGCGAGCGGAACAGCTCGGTCAGGCGCTTCGCCATGCGTACCGAATAGGGCTTCTCCGGGTCGATCGGCCCGATGTCCCACTCGGCCCCGCTGACCTGGTTCTTGCGGATGTTGATCGCGGTGCGCACCCACTCGCTGTGCTCCGCCCAGTGACGGTAGAGCGGCACGTTCTGCTTGCCAACCTTCGCCGGGAGCATCTGCACCGCGGCGATCGCCGACCCTGCATTCGTCGTCGCCTTCGGCGAACGCGTCAGCCAGGTACGGACTACGTCGAGCGCACTCACAGGCCGAAGTTCCTCAAGTGGTCGTCGCGGATCTTGTTGAACTTGTCGTTCATGGCCTTATCGGCATTCATCCAGTTCAGTCGATCCATCGCCTGCTGGTAGGTCATCTCGAACGTCGAGATCTGATGCTGCCGCAACAGCACTGCGATGTGTTCTGGTACGTCGCGCACTCCGTCCTGGAACGGCAGCGTCACGACTGTCGGGTAGTTCTGCATCAGCGCCTTACGCTCCCAAAGACGAAACCGCTGCCGCCGAGATCCATGCTGAGGCCGAGGGCATCCACGTAGTCATCGTGTCCTTTCGGGAACCCCGTCAGCTCCAACTCAAAGTCCGACTGCTTGAGCGAGATGTGGTGCCACACCTTGTGCGCTTCGTACTTGGCGGCTACCGCCCGCGCGCGCGTCACCTTGTCGACGTCTTGCTTGACACCCTCGATTGGGATGTACGGGTAGTCCCGCATCACTTCCTGGACGAGGGTCGACTGATATTGCTGCGACTCGCATCGGACGAGCGACGTTTCCGGGTGGGCAGTGTAACCATCGGCGATGAAGGCAGCGTGGCCCGTTTCGCGCTTGTCGCGATACGGCGATAGGACGTAGAAGTTGCCCAGCTCGTCCTGCGCGGTTACAACGCGCGCCGTGAAGTCCGCGCGCTCCTTCTCGCTTGAGGCTAAGTCGACGCCCATCCTGACGGTGTAGGTGTGCCCCGCTGGCAACGCCTCGAAGTATTGGAAGTTCTGGGAGCGAAAGACGTTGCCTTCCATCAGCCCGCGCACGTCGTTCTGGTACGCGCACATGAACAGCGGTGTACCTAGCTCCTCCCACCTTTCGAGCAGTTTCTCGACCGGCCAGTGTTCCGGCCAGTAGCTCACGTAAACAGGCTCGCCCTGCTCGGTTTCGCCGATCCTGGTAAGCGCCTGCTCGCGCAGCTCGTCATACCCCGCGCCGCCCTGCTTGCGCGACGTGATCAGGTGCTGGTAGAGATCCTCGTCAGCCCAACGCGTGCCGAGCCCGAGCACGACGCCACCCGGCGTCAGGCACGGAAGGAGCGTCTGGAAGTACCAGTTGAAGATCTTCTCGCGCTGCTCCGGGTCGCGGGTGTTCTCCTCGTCCAAGATGTCATCGAGCAGGATCAGATCGAACCGCTTACTGATGATCGCGCCGCCGACGCCCTGGGCAAACAGGGTGACGTCCTTACTGCCGTGCCACTTCGAGTCCTTGTGCAGCCACTCAGCATCGGTCCACTTTGTGCGGCTCACGCAGTCACCGAAGATCTCGCGGAATGCCGACGATGACTCGTAGGTGTAGCGAATGGCTCGGCTGAAGTCGTAGCTCTGCTTGGCGGTGTTGCTGATCAGCCCGATGCGCAGATCGGGGTACATCGCGATCAGCCAGGCCAACAGGATCGTGTTGCCCCAGGTCGTCTTCGCGCCGCCGCGCGGCTCCAGCACCAGACCATTCCGGCGCTTGAAGATGTGGGCCATGATCCACTCGAGCATCCGGGCATGGTGCTCGGCGGGCCGATAGTGGTAGACGTACTCCCCGAAGTTGACGATGCCCTCAACGGCCTCGTAGCGTTCGCCCCACGGCGCAACCCAGGCGTCAGTTGACTTGGCGAGTCCCTTCAGGGAGAGGGAGAGCAGACTGGCCCACTGTTCGGACTCCAGCTCCGTTTGCTCGAGCCGCGCCCTGAAGCTCTCGAAGTAGCTCGGGGGGAAGGTCGATACCGACATTGAGCGCGTGGATCTCCTCCCTGCTGGTCGGCCCGCCCGTCAACAGCGACACCTTCTCGATCAGCTTCACCAGATCCTGTGGCGTGACGATATAGTCCTTGCTCTGAAGGTTCTCCGCCATCTTCAGGATCGTCGCGTTGATGACGTCGATCAGGTCGTCTGAGAGCTGCTGAAGCTTCATGGCTCGCCTGCGCGCGAGCTGGTCGATGTCGTGCTCGAACTGCTTGTCCTTGTAGGCAGCGCGCTTGCGCTCCCATTCGCGTTTCTTCGCCTGCGTGTGGACGGTCGACCAGTTCCTGATCCCGTTCGCCTCACACAGGGCACGGATGGACACGTCTGAGGTGATGTACTGCCGCTCGAGCGACTCGTAGTCGTGGATCGTTCGGCTCACTTTGCGTTGCTCCTACAGATGGCGCTGTTGCGCCAGTGGTCGTACAGGCTACCGCGATGGATGAAACGGAGCCCGCACCAAGAGCAACGGATCTCGTCGCGCTGGCGTTCCTCTTTGGACCGTAGGTCGCGGCCTAGGCTTGACTGTCGGCGCAGATCATCTCCAGGGCGCGCCACGACTCCTCGAAGCCCTCCCTTTCCTTGATCAGGTCGATCGCGTCTTCGACCACCTTGGCCGAGTCGCGCGGCATTCGGAACACGAGTTCCTTCCAGCGGCCCTCCGTCTGGAGTTGCTGGCGCCGCTCCTCGAGCGCGCTCCAGTCCACCTGGCGGCGCTGGAGCAGCTCGTCGAACCGCTCACGGCTGAAGGGCATGATCTCGCGCACGGGTGTCTCGCCCCGGCGCATCACCAGATCCTGGAGCAGCGCCCGCAGGCGGTCTTCGTCCGGCTGCCCGCGGGTTTCGTTGAGGACGATCGTCAGCTCGCGAGCGTCGTCGTCGTCGATGACCCCCAGGTTCCAGCAGGGCAGCTCGGTGTAGCCCAGCTCCTTCGCCGCCCGCCAGCGGTGTTCGCCGTCGATGATCTCGTAGTGGACGAAGGTAGGCGCCTCGCCAGGGGCCGCGATGCTCAACGCGTCGCGTAATGCGGTTGGCTTGGTTTGGATCTCGCGCACGGTGAGCGGGTCGACGAACCCGTACTTGCTGATCGACGCCAGTTCCTTCTGGTAGATCAGCTCGGACTGGACGTTCGGGTTCCAGGGATTGGGCTTGATCAGCTCAACCGGGACAACGATCGCGGCGTCGGTAGCGCTCATGCGATCTCCCGGCCGTTCGGGCGCGGTGACGGGCACCGCCGATCTTGCGATGGTACTACGCGCAGATCCGCGTGACGTCACCTCACGTACGCAGTAGCCCGAGAATGCGGCTCTCGAGTTCGGTCAGGTCCCACACCGCGAGCACGGCGTACAGGTCGCCGCCGAGGTGCTTGAGCAGGGCGGGGTCACGACGCGGCTGCGGGTTGGTCGTCCAGCGATCGACCTCCCACAGCAGGTGGTAGTTCTCAAGCTTGAACGGCGGACGGTACTTGGGCGGGATGATCGGAGCGACGGCGCGCTGGTTCTGCTTGGGAGTCACCACCCCCGCGGGCATCTGGACACTGATCGGGTGGATCGGCTGGCGTGCCCCGTTGTTGTAGAAGACGCCGCGCGTGTCCCGGTAGTTGACCCGCCAGCCACCAACATCGAGCAGCACGAACGACTCGTCGGCGCGGTTGACCGCGATCGCGGGTAGGCCCTGGTCGTTCAGGCCCGCCGTCGCCATCGCTTCGGTCAGTGAGATCAGCTTCTTACCCTGCGCGAGCAGCTTGTAGCCGCGCATCAGCTCGCCGTCGATCTGGTTGCGGTGCTTCATAAACGCGGCGCGGTACTCGCGGAACGCCTGCTCCGCTGCCGTCGCGTCCATTGCAATCACGTTGAGGTCCATCAGTCCTGCTCCTCCCCGTTGGCCCTGGAGCGCTGCTGCTTGCTTGGCGTCCAGGTGCCGACGATCTCAATCTCCCCCCGCGCGCGAACCACTCGTACTGGCTCGACCAGTTTCTGGAAGGTGTTGCGGAACTCGCGCATCGTGATCATGCGGACGGTCCCGCTAGTCTGAGCCCTCGCCATCGTCATCCAGGTCCTCTCCCGTGTCGACATCGACCCACTTCCGGCGTCGGTCATCGAAACGCCAGTTGATGTTGATCTCGGAGGGCAGGGCCTCGCCCATCGAACCGTCCTGGTCGACAAAGACGACCCCGATGTAATCGTCCGAGGCGGCACCGGCCTCCATGCGCTTCACGACGAGCGCGATCACGAGCACGTCGTGCCCGTTGACTGTGTAGGTGCCGCGCAGTGGCAGGTCGATGTAGGTGATCAAGACCCCGCTCCCCACATGGACCGCCAATGTACCCCATCCGCGTCGCGCTCGTGTGGCGTCATGGCGTCGTCAGTGGCCCCACTTGTGCACATTTATGGTGACTTATGCACATTCTACGTGGACAGACGTCAGCCATCACTCGGCCCCCATCTGGTGATCGACCAGGTCGTGGCCGCAGACCTTGCACTGATGCGGGACCCACCGCTCCTGCTGGAAGCTGCCGCAGATCCCGCCGTAGTGGTTGCCGATGGCGCAGGGACGACACAGCGCCCACTTCGACTCAGCAGTCAGGTTCCTACAGTCGTGACGTGGGCAGCGGCACGGGTCGCCCCGCTTGCTCATCCCCGAACTACGGAAAGCAGCGACGGCAGATCGCCTTGGCCGCGGCGCGGGCCTCGGAGATGTCGACGAAGTTGAGCCGTGGCGAGGCTTGGTCGAGATTGCAGCCCTCGTATGGTCGCAATCCGGTCTCGGTGCGCTCTGCGCTGTGCAGGCGGCGGCGCTTTCCGGCGACGATGTAGATCGTCATCGGGCAGCGTTTCCTGGCAAGTCCTTGGCCTCGAACAGCGATCGCACCGAGCCACAATGGCGGCAGTAGATATGCGTGGCTATGCCATCGGGGACCGGGACCACGTCGAAGTCGTGCTGCGTCGAGCCGCACTCGGGCAGGAACTCCAGCAACGGCCCAGGGAGGATCTCGACCTCAGCGCCCGTACGAACTGGCTTGTTCACCTCACTCCTCGTCCTCGTCCTCGGCCGCGTCCTCGTCCTCGTGAGCCAGCTCGGCCTCGTCGACGTCGGTCAGCGTCTCATCGGTATCGAGAGCGTCATCATCGCGAACAACGCCGCTGTCGGCCTTGACCTTCTTGGGCATTTCGTGCCTCCTATGGCTTTCGGGTGACGGCCACGGCGCCGATCCAACCGACTGCCAGCATCGCCGCCTTCACTTCAGCCTTCTTGGCCATCACGATCTGCTTGGCAAGTCGCTTGCGGCGCTTGTCGTTGAGCGGGTCCAGCCAGCACGTCCATTCGGGCGCAGTCGACGAACGCAGCACCTTCTCGACGCCGTAGACCCCGACGCCGTGCGCCGCGTTGAGCCCGAACTGGCCGCACAACTGCGGCGCGTTAGCGCCGATCCAGCCGTAGTCCACGGCGATGTGTACGAACTTGCCCGCCTTCAACGCCGCCCACGCCTCATCGAAGGTAAGCACTCGCTCGGCGGTCAGACCCCAGTGGCGGTAGGCGTCGCGTGCCTGGATCATCGTCAGACCAGCGGGCTTGCCAGCGCTCGGGTGGCCGGGCGGGTAGACAGGGTTGCCGAGGAAGTTGCGGATCTGCTTGACGGTCGGCGTGACGGCACCACGCGTGCCCCAGCGGATGCCGCCCTGGCAGGTGCGCACTGAGCAGTCAGCGCTTCGCGACGGCGGCAGGACGCCGTTCACGTCGAGCTGTAGCTGTGCCTCGACACGCGGGAAGTCGGGTATGCCAATCAGACCGGATGCCATCGCGATCCTCCTTTAGGTGGCCGCCCAGTTGCCAGTCACAACCTAACTCGTGGGCGGCCCGCTCGACAGTCTACGCGGAGACGATACGCTCCTGCTGGGCCCTTGTGCGATCTGCGGTCGCCATGAGACGCACGT